GGGGATAGGGAGAAATATTGGGCTAAGGTTGGTGCTAAAAACATTCATCAACACATTAAGAATCCAACTGCTAAGGATCTTGCTGAGTTTTATCTGGATACTACAGTTGAAAAAGCCAAAAAGTCAGCTAATAAAGCAGCTAATAAGGCTAAGAAGTATGCAACTAAAGCTGTATCCAATGCTGAGAAAGCAGCTAATAAGGCTAAGAAGTATGCAACTAAGACCGTTAAGTCTGCAGCTAATAAGGCTAAGAAGTATGCAGTAAGGTAAGTTATTAAAAAGAAGTAAGAAAGGAACCTCAAAATGGCATCTTTTGGTGACAGAATCCGCCAGGGATGGAATGCATTCCTAGGGCGAGATCCTACTTATAACATTTACAATCCTGATCTTGGTTCCGGTTCATTCCGACGTCCTGATCGAGTAAAAATCCTTCCTGGAAGCGAACATACTATAGTTACTGCAATTTATAATCGTATTGCGGTTGATGTCGCTTCGCTTACATTTAGACATGCAATGGTCGACGAGAATAAGAAATTCAAGGAAGATTGTGATGACGACCTTAATCAATGTCTTACAGTTGAGGCTAATGTCGATCAGACTGGACGAGAACTTATTCGAGATGTAGCAATTGGCATCATGGATGAAGGCTGTATTGCTGTAGCGCCAACAGTTACAACTGGAATAAATGATCCTACCGTATCTGATTCCTATAAGATTCATGAATTAAGGGTTGGACCCGTAACTCAGTGGTATCCTAGAGATGTGAGGGTTAAACTTTACAATGAGGACAAGGGACGTAAGGAAGAAGTTATACTTCCAAAGAGAATGGTTGCGATTATTGAGAATCCTTTCTATTCAATAATGAACGAACCTAACTCTACTCTCCGTCGACTTACAAGAAAATTAAATCTTCTAGATTTGATGGATGAGCAGAACTCGGCTAGAAAGTTAGACTTGGTAATTCAGTTGCCTTACATTGTAAAGACACCGGCCAGAGAGAAACAGGCTAACGCTAGACGTCAAAGCATTATCGATCAGTTAACAAAGTCTGATCTTGGCATTGCCTACATCGACGGTACTGAGAAAATCACTCAGCTTAATCGAGCCGTTGAGACTGCTCTTCCTGAGGAGATTAAGCATCTACAGGAAACTCTTTACAGTCAGCTTGGTATTACACCAGAGATCATGAATGGTACGGCTAATGAAACGACAATGCTGAACTATTACAGTAGAACTGTTGAACCCATAGCAGACGCGATTGTCGATGAGTTTAACCGTAAGTTCTTAACTAAGACAGCTCGTACTCAGGGCCACGCAATCATCTACTTGCGTGATCCTTTTAAGCTTGTTCCTATTTCACAGCTTGCTGATATCTTAGACAAGCTTAAGAGAAACGAGATGATAACCTCTAATGAGGGTAGAGCCCTTATAGGGCTTAAACCTGATGACAGTGCAAGAGCTAATGAGCTCATTAACTCTAACATTAACCCTGCTGGGGACACTAAGAAACTTACGGGGTCTAATGATGCACCGCCTGTAGAGGAGATAGAAGATGCTTAGTAAGATAAAAGAAAGGAAAATTCAAAATGAAAGGTAAATTTGACTTTTCCGGATGGGCCACGAGAAATGACCTCAAATGCAGTGATGGTCGAACCATTAGAGCTAATGCATTTAGCCAGAATGATGGTAAGACAGTACCACTGTGTTGGATGCATGATCACGACGATCCGGCAAAGGTTCTTGGACACGCTGTGCTCGAGAACAGAAAAGAAGGCGTATACGCTTACTGCGAATTTAACGATTCTGCAGCTGCTGAAACTGCTAAACATGCAGTACAGCACGGTGATGTAACATCTCTGTCAATCTGGGCAAATCATCTTCAGCAGACCCCTTCTAGAGATGTTCTTCACGGAGACATCAAGGAGGTATCACTGGTTCTTGCTGGAGCAAATCCTGGAGCTTTCATTGATAACCCTATCATCGAGCATTCCGATGGATTACTTGGGGAAAGAGAGGATGTTGCTCAGGTATTCCTAGATGACTCTGATATTCTTCTGTATCATTCCGATGAAGAGGATGACTACGAAGATGAGGACGATGAATACGAAGATGAGGACGATGAATACGAAGATGAGGACGAATTTGAAGACGATGATGAAGATCTCGAACACTCTGATAATGAAATGATGAGTCCTAAAACCATCAAGGAAATTATTTCTTCTATGACTCCGCTTCAGCAGAAGGCAGTTGCTGGTGCGATTGCTACTATCGTTGCTCAGTATGAAGATGAAGATGAAGATGAGGATCTCGAACACTCTGACGATAATGATGAACCAATGGATCCTAAAACCATCAAGGAAATTATTTCTTCTATGACCCCACTTCAGCAGAAGGCAGTTGCTGGTGCGATTGCTACTATCGTTGCTCAGTATGAAGATGAGGATGATGAAGAAGATGAAGATGATGTAGAACACTCTGAATTTAAAGGAGGAAATGAAATGAGACATAATGTTTTCGAGCAGGATACTCGCGATGATGACGGAATGATCCTGTCCCATGACGATATGATGGACCTTATGAGCACTGCGCTCACTGACGCTAAGAGAGGTTTCAGCGTAAGAGACACCATCATGGCACATGCCGATGCTGAATATGGAATTAAGGATATCGAAATTCTGTTCCCTGATGCTAAGACAATTACTGATTCCCCGGACTTTATCAAGAGAGAGACCGAGTGGGTAGCTACCGTACTTAACGGAACCCATCATACTCCTTTCTCTCGTATCAAGTCTACCTTTGCCAACATTACTGCTGACGAAGCTCGTGCACGAGGATACGTAAAGGGTAAGAAGAAGGTGGAGGAAGTTATCACTCTTCTGAAGAGAACTACTAACCCTCAGACCATTTACAAGAAGCAGAAGATGGATCGTGATGATGTTATCGATATCACTGATTTCGACGTATTGGCATGGCTTAAGGGCGAGATGCGTATCATGCTTGATGAGGAAATTGCTGGTGCTATCCTTGTCGGTGATGGTCGTAATGCAGCCGACGACTCTAAGATCCAGGAGATCAATATTCGCCCCATTGTATCTGATGATGATCTGTATGCTTATAAGATTAAGGTTGATAAGATTGTAGACGAAACTACTGCTAAGGCTGCTATTAAGTCTATTATTCGCGGATATAAGAACTATCGTGGCTCTGGTAATAAGACCATGTTCGTTAAGCAGTCCGTCCTTTGCGAGATGTTACTTATTGAAGATGGTATCGGTCACATGCTCTATGAGTCTTCCGCACAGCTTGCTACTAAGCTTCGCGTTAACAAGATTGTAGAAGTTCCCGATGAGATCTTCGAGCGTAATACTGTCATCGATCCTCAGTTCATTATTGTTGATCTTAATGATTACAATGTGGGTGCTGATAAGGGCGGCGCTGTTAATATGTTTGATGATTTCGATATCGATTTCAATCAGATGAAGTATCTTATCGAGACCCGTTGCTCTGGTGCACTGATCAAGCCTTTCTCTGCTATTGTTGGTTCTACCACCAAGGCTTCCGAATTCGATGCTAAGAGCCCTGTTGTTCTCGATGCTGATGGAAAGAAGCCTGTAGCAAATCCCGAAGGATGATTCTGGTCAAAATGACAAATAACTAGGAGGAGTTACTATGAAGTTTCACGGTAAAGTTGGCTTTATGACTGAAGCTCAGGAAACTTCTCCTGGCGTTTGGTCTGACGGTATCTTAGAAAAATCTTACAGGGGAGAGTATCTCCCGAATCAGACCCGAAGAAATTATGATATTCAAGATAGCACCAATACTGAGATCAAGTTTAACAATCGAATTTCTATTGTGGCTGATCCATTTATCATGTCATATCTCGGGTCTGTAATTTATGTAGAGAGCAAGGGTATTAAATGGAAGGTAACTTCTGTTGAAGATGCTTATCCTAGAATATTAATTAGCTTCGGAGGTGTATACAATGGGCAGCAGACTTAAACTGCATGAGGAACTTAAGAGTGTCCTCGGATCAAATAATGTATATTTTAATCCTCCAAAATTATTAAAGTACCCATGTATAGTCTACAAATTCCACAGCGTGGATGATAAAAAAGCTGATGATAGAAGTTATATACGTACTAATCAGTATGATATAACAGTTATCGATACAAATCTTGATAGTCAGATTTATCTTGATATTATGGATCATTTCAAGATGTGTTCACATAATATTGATCATATAACTGATAATCTACGACACGATGAGTTAACCCTATATTATTAAAGGAGGTTATTATGGCTGATTTTAAGACACTCGTATGGGATGCCGATGGTGAGCGTCTCTATGAAACTGGTAATAAAAAGGGAGTGCTGTATCCTCGTAAGTCCGGAGTATACCAGACTGGTGTAGCTTGGAATGGTCTTACGGCTGTTACTGAGTCTCCTTCAGGTGCAGAAGCTAATGACATGTATGCTGATGACATTAAGTATGGATCTATCCGTTCTTCTGAGCAGTTTGGTGGAACCATTGAAGCATATACCTATCCTGATGAATTCGGTCAGTGTGATGGATCTTATAGTCCAGCTAAGGGTCTTTCTATTGGACAGCAGTCTCGTATGCCGTTTGGTTTCTCTTATGTTACTACTCTCGGAAATGATGAAGATGGTCTGGATCACGGTTACAAGCTTCATCTTGTATACAATGCAACTGCAACCCCTTCCTCTAGATCTCACACCACGATCAACGAGTCTCCTGAAGCTGAGACTATGAGCTGGGAGTTTACAACTACTCCCGTCGTTCTTACTTCTAAGAATGCTGATGGTA